TGGTTTTGCTAAGATTCATTTCCGTCAAATTTCATGCCCAGCTTGTGTTGGTGCTGCTGGTGAATTCGACATCAAAGCAACATTGAATCTGCATTATCCAACAAGTGGAGATTATTTTGACTTAATGACACCTGTCGGCACATGCACAACTAATCTAATTGAAAATTATGTAGGATCTCAGCCTCTTCCGGCAACTCAACCTGCTACTTTTAACAGTATATCGCTGAACCCAGTTGGGCAAGGAGAGTGGGCAAACAACTATCTTTATGAATATCAAATTCAGAGACAGACACCTCATACAATTACTAGTGAAAACGGTACGATAATCAATGCATTTACGACCTCAGAAGGCTTTGACGATATACAGCCCTATACTTTACTATGGGTTGATCCTTCCTATGCTTTTGATGCCGTAATTTCCAAAAATGGGACATATTTTTCTTGGTATCCTGTTTTGACCGGAGATCAGTTTGAGATCCTTATCGCTGTGTATTCACCTGATGGGGCACAGCTTTTGGGAGCGGTTTCTTGCATGGAGAACGACATAGGCTCTATGATGGTTCCAGGAACTTATTTTCAGGCTTTTCCCTATTGGTCTCTCGCTGCTGTTCACCTTATCCGACATAGGATTGACAGCCGACCAGCACCAGAATATAACGGATGGATTGATTCCCATATGATTTGGGAAGTTATCGGCACAGGCCACATCGAATAACTATTTATTTTAACAAAAGGAGACAATATGTTATTTTTAATTTCTACATTATTTGCAGAAGAGCCAACTGTGGTTTATAAAAAAGAAACCAGAATTGATTTTGAAGCGGTGGATATCGAAGGACAAATAAAAAAACCACAAGGTGTCACACTTCTCGAAAGAAGCAAGGCAATATTCAACCCTCTGGTGCAAATAAGAGAGGATTTTCTCTTTGAGATGGAAGATTCAATAAATCAAATTAAATAACCTTAAGAGCCCTTGACATTTGTCGGGGGCTTTGTTATATTATATATGTATCAATGGAGAGCTAATGAGTGATAATATTATTCATCTTGGTGAGATTTTAGAAAAGCAGTGGTATGAAATCACAGCAGAGTTAACTTTTTTTGAAATTCTTGATAAAAAAGAGGAATGGCAGAAGAATGGAAAGATGAAAATTCTTTTAGATTGGCGAGAACAAAAAAAGCAAAAACAACTTGACAAAAACAAAAAAAAGTGATATAATATAATCACACAGTGGAGGAAAAATGAAAGCACTTACATTATTTGCTAATGTTGGCATTGACGAGTATTATTTAAAACAGATTGGGATTGAGGTTGCCGTTGCAAACGAATTGCTGGCAGATCGAGCAGAGTTTTATAAAAAAAACTATCCAAATGTTAACATGATATGTGGAGACATTACCGATCAAAATACATATTCTAAAATACTGAAGGCATCAAAGGACATAGAGTTAATTATTGCAACTCCACCATGTCAAGGAATGTCTCAGGCGAATGCAATAAAGTCAGATAAAGACGATCCAAGAAACTCTTTGATTAAAAAGGTGGTTGATTTTATAAATGACTTGGAGCCAAAACACATATTAATAGAAAATGTGCCGGGCATGGCAAGGACATTTATCAACGACAATGGTCAAACGGTAAACATTATGGATTACATCAAAGGCAGTATCCCAAGTAGCTACACCATTAAAAGCCAAGTCTTGAATGCTTCAGATTATGGAACTCCACAGAACCGAAAGAGATTGATAACTTTGATTTCTAAGAGTCCAAGCTGGAATTTTCCTGAGAAGCATAAAGAAAAAATAACTGTAAAAGATGCAATAGGGCACTTGCCGTCAATTAGTAGTGGTGAAAAGACAGATATACCTTGGCATTTTGGCAGAAATCACAACGATAATCATATTTTGTGGATGAAGCATACACCAACAGGAAAGTCAGCATTTGACAATCCAGTTCACTATCCAAAAACAAAAGACAAAACAACAGGATTAGTTAGAAGGATTAAGGGATTTAAGACAACTTACAAAAGAATAGACTGGGACAAACCATCTCCTACTATTGGTATGACAAACGGTTCAATCAACAGTCAGAATAATGTTCATCCCGGAAATAAACTAGCAGATGGAACTTATTCTGATGCTAGAGTCTTATCTGTCAAAGAAATAGTCATACTATGTGGTCTTCCCGAAGATTGCTACGACAAATACGAAAATCAAGTTTCTGAAAACTTCATGAGGCATGTGATTGGAGAATGTTTTCCTCCAAAGATGTGCTTGGAAATTTTAAAGACAAATCCAGATATAAAAAAAAATCTTGACAAAAATAAGAAAACATAATACACTATTGATATAATAAATTGGAGGAAATCATGGCAACAACAGCACAAATTATTGGCGGTTATGTAGGTCAAGCATCTATCAAGTTTGAAGATGTGGTGGCAAAAAACAAAAACGGAAAAAAACCAAAAGACCAAAAAGATATTTGGGGAGAAAGAAAAACCAAATCCAAAACTGATGTGTTGAACTCAGAATACAACTATTCTGTTAAAAATCCAGAAAGCTCATCGCAGTCAACACAAATTCAGGTCTGCACTGTTGAAAGGTTTTGCAAATTATTTAATGTTACTGGAGAATTAAAAGTAAAGTTCGATCAGTTTTTCGGGAACAATCCAGAATTTTTTAAGGGTCCAAAGTATAAACAGTTGTTTGAGAATCACTGTAGAAATGTTTGGAATATAGATCCCTCTACTTTAGATCCCCAAAAAGAAGTAAGAAGAAATCGTCTTTTATTTTCTAGCATACAAAACAACAAAGAACTTTTGGATTGGTTTCAAAATAATATCCAAAGTGTTTTAAAGTTTGTTTTTAAAACTAGTTTTAATGACCCAAAGAACACAGACTTAATAGCCAATAGAATTCTGTGGGTTAAAGAAAAGAACAACTATGGTTCTAGAGTTGAAATAGATATTGACCCTTTGATAAAAAACATTGTGTCAAAGAGCAAGGTGTCAATCAGAGATCATAAAAAGCACGGTCAATCAGTCATTGAAATCGGCCCTGTGACATTGCAAATGAAAGGTTCTGGCACTGGCAAGGCATATCATCACATGCAATTCAATGCTAGTTTAAACGATATACTTAAATTTAAATAAAACCACATAAACCCTTGACAACCAAGGGTTTTCATATTATAATATAAACAACGGAGGAGAAAAAGATGAAAGATATTAAATTTGTTGGGCTTCATGCTCATTCGGGTGTTGGATCGCCCTTTGATGGCTTCGGCTATCCACAAGACCACATGGATTTTTGCTATGAGAATGGAGGACAAGCTCTGGCACTAACTGACCATGGAAACATGAATGGGTTCGCTTATCAGGTTTTGCATGCAAGCAAGATGGCAAAAGATGGCAAAGATTTTAAGCCAATCTTTGGTGTTGAGGCATATTTTATCAATGATGTTACCGAATGGAGAAAACAATATGAAGAACACAAAGCAGATAAAAAGAAAGCAAAAGCACTTAATGACTCACAATCGGGAACAAATGTTGAAGAAGAAGGCTCTACTAAGTCAAAAGGTTCGTCAATTAATCGCTCTCGTCATTTAGTTTTGCTTGCAATGAACCAAACTGGACTTAACAATATATTTAAGATGATATCAGAAAGTTATAGTGAAAAATATTTTTATAGAAAACCTCGTATGGATTATAATCTTCTTGCTGATCACAGCGATGGTGTTATCGCTATGTCTGCTTGTCTTGGTGGTGTTTATGCTGGATGCTATTGGGAAAACATTGAAGAAGGCGAAGAAGCAGTTCTTGAGTGCATGCGAGAAACCACAAGGACAATGGTTGGTATTTTTGGTGATCGTTGGTATGGTGAGCTTCAGTGGAATGCTGTTCCTGAACAGCATGCCTTGAATAAATATGTAATTCAAATGCACAAAGAGTTTGGCATACCTTTAGTTTCTACTGCTGACTCGCACTATCCAACCCCAACGGCATGGAAAGATCGTGAGCTATATAAGCGACTTGGCTGGCTTGGTCGAGGAGCACCCGAATGGTTAGACATGACACTTCCCGGCTCTGTGTCTGACATGGATTACGAACTCTATCCAAAGAATGGTAATCAAATGTGGGAAGACTATAAAAAATACTCAAAGGAATACAACTATGAAGATGAACTCGTTTTGGCCTCAATTGAAGAGAGCCACTCTATCGCTTTCAAACGGATTGAAAAATTTGTTCCAGACACCACTGTTAGGCTTCCTGACTTTGTTGTACCTGCTGGTCGCAACGAGGATGATTATCTCCGTGATCTCTCGCTTGGCGGTTTAAAGATGCTGTCAAAGCATACTCCAGACTACATTTCTAGAATAAATCATGAACTCAAGGTTATCGCTGATCGTGGTTTCTCAAAATATTTCTTAACCATGAAAGCTATTTCTGACAAAACAAATGAAGTGCAGTTGGCTGGTCCTGGTCGTGGTTCTGCGGCTGGATCGCTAGTAGCATATGCTCTTGGGATTACACAGGTTGATCCGATTGAATATGGCTTACTGTTCTCTCGTTTTCTAAGATCAGATGCAACAGACTACCCAGACATTGATTATGATGTATCCGACCCTATGGTTCTTAAAGATATGTTAATTGATGAATGGGGCAGTGATACTGTTGTTCCGATCTCTAACTGGAACACATTACAACTTCGTTCGCTTCTTAAAGATATCTCTAAGTTCTATGAGATTCCATTTAACGAAGTAAATGCAGTGACAAATGTTATGATGAAAGAAGCTACACCTGCGGCTAAGAGAAAGCATGGGATTCGTGCTGGTGTTTATACTCCAACATTTGAAGAGACCATTGAGTTCTCTGACAGCCTCAAAGCATTCTTGAAAAAGTATCCACATGTAGCGGAGCATGTTATGGCTCTTTACGGATCTTATCGATCATGTTCTCG